TCAGAGACTCCCTAGATACTAAAAAAAAAGTACATGAAAAAGTAGCGGTCGCTGTAGTTGAAGATCAAAATGCAGATGATACGCTTTACCATATAACTAGAACTGAAGATGTAGAATCTATTATAGAGGATGGTATACAAAGGTTTGGCGGTGCTCGTGCAGCAACCAATTGGCTAGATAATAGTGGCGCAAGAATGGGAGGGGGAGAAGTATACTCTTTTGATAATAGGGATGAGGCTCTTAAATGGGCGCAGAAGATGGAATGGGAGGTGTATGACTCTCACGACACAGGTAAAATATCTATTGTGTCCCATAAGAGAGGAGAAGATTGGAGTGTAGATGAGAATGTGGGCACAGAGGAACCCCAAGGCCTTTCTAGAGAAGAAGGTGTTGACCCAGAAGATATAATAGAGGCTGAGGTTTTTGTTTTTGGTAATATGGGTGGCAAGTTTCAAGCTGTTGCTGGTGCAACCTTTAAGACTGAAAGAACAATTACACCTGGGAAAGCTGTATCTGTAGAGATCAGGGATAATATAGATTTATTTTTTGAGGCTCTAGCCGAAGACCCAGAGAGCATCTCTACAGAATTTATGGAAGAGATGATAGATGTTTATACAGATGGAGGCAAGGATGCTGACTATCTTATGGATAAAAATTACGAATTTAAGTGGGAGTTTGGTAGGGAAGGTTTAGATCAAACTCCAGACGGTGACTGGATACTAAAGGTTAGCCCAGAACTTCAATACACATGGAAGTTTGATCAAGGTCCTGTGTTAATGGAGGATATAGAACCTGTTGAAACAAGCCTTGATGAGGCAGAAGTAGTAGACGAAGAGCAGACAGCTGAGCAACAAACAGATGAGATGTATCAAGCTGATGTAGCTAGAGTAGGAAGAGAAGTCGCAGAAGAAGGAGAGATATCTGAGGCAGAGTTTGACAGGCTGTTTGGCTATGCGATAGCCAATGAAGAGTCTGCTCTAGATCGTCAGTATGCAAGAGAGAGAGCCGATAGAAAAAAAAGGAAGTCTATAGATAAGGTAAGCGTTGATTCTATTCTAGCTAATGAGAATCCAGCTGACCTGCACAGTAAGTTAACCACCCCACCATCACAAAACGGCTATTCAGTCGATGAAGTTAAAAGTCTAGCAGCTAATATTAAAGCTTTAAATCCCGACTTTAACTATAACCCCAAAGGAAAGAAAGAAGATATTGCCGCTTCCATAATGGAGTGGTATGTCTCTCCTATGGAGGATGCATACACAAAAAATGATCTGACTGAAACGAAAGAGAACGATGATGTTGTAGAGAGCAGGCGTCTTAACAAGACAACAACATTCCATTCTCCTGGGCAGGCAGAGAAGTTAGTTAGGTCTCAGGTTAGAAGTATCTTTGGGGATAAGGGAGCAAGACGACTAGAAGAGATAGGGTTTATAAACTTCATAGACAGAAACAAAGCAAAGGATATGGGTGCGTCTGATACTGCACAGGCTTTTGTTTCTAGAGGCGATGGAACTATCAGTTTTATACGAGATAAACTCCCTTCTGACATGACTGCCAAAGATGTAAGAGGGTTGTTATTCCACGAGGTAGGGGTACACTTTGGTAGAGATGTATTCAGCGGTAGCGAATGGAACTCAGTTCTAGATGAGCTTTATAAGTTAGGGCAGAATGGGGACGACATAGTTAATACAGCTGTTGCTAGGGTAATGCGTAACTATGAGTATAAGAAAGCTGATTCTGGCAGACCGTTTGACCCAGCAGCCAAGCATATTAATTTCCACGGTAGGCGTGAGTTCTGGGAAGAGGTTCTTGCTCATGTAGTAGAGATCAAGCAACCAGCCTTAGACTCTCCTTCTAGAAAAGGATTACTAGATAAGATAAAGGATGCATTTAGAACATTTTTCAATAAGGTATTTGGAACTGATATGAATGCTTCAAATATAACTCTTGATGATATTGTAAATCTTATTGGTTATTCTACTTGGCACTCTGGTATACTAGCCTTAGAAAGGCATGGCGATTCCAAGAATATGTCTAAGCTTAGGGATAGGAAAAGGAAGGAGTTTCTAGATGGTTCTATAATGAAAGAACCTGTGTATCATGGAACTCCTAGCGATTGGAGCGCTCCTCTAATAGAGAAGACCCAACTTGGATTACATGTAGGAACCTCTATTGCTGCTATTAATATAGCTGCATCAAAACACTTTAGAGATAAGCCAATCCAAGAGAGTGAAGCCTTGGCTGAGTTAGCTGATGAGGTGGAAGCGTGGAAACCTGGGTGGGAGGCTAGGATTTCTAATCGTGACCTAGACAAGATAGCTATTAGTTGGGACCCTAAGCTTCGACTAAGAACATCAGATAATTTAGCTGATGCTCAGGGTTTATTTGATTCATTAGGTATGCAGAAAGAGGTTGGTTACACATGGTTTGAGAAGGGGGCTAATATAAGGCGTGGATATATAAATGTACAGAATCCTTTTATAGCTGGAGACCTAGGAAACTTTAGTGACCCAACTTCTTGGTTTACTCATGCTAATAGAGTTCTAAGGGGGGGTGTAGCATACAATTCCCCAGAGGCACAAGAGGTTGTATGGGAGAAGATATCTAAGCTTGCTAGAAGCAATGCTAGAACTAGGAGGTCTTTACTTGATGAGAGTGATATAGCTGGAGCGTTTGGCTTAGAGGCAAAATTTTCTAGGGAATTAAGAGCGCTCTTAAAAGAAGAGGGTTACGATTCAATAGAATATACCAATGATGCAGAAGATGTTGGTAGTAAAAGCTGGACTCTTCTGGATGATAACCAATATAAATCTGTTGATGATCTATCATTTGATTCTGGTACTGGTATATTCTCTACTAAGAAAGTTATAAGTCAACCTAATTCCTCTGCTATAGTTGAGTCTAGAAGGTTAGAAAGAGAGACAGCTAGAGAGGTTGTTAAGTCTAGGATTGGGACTGCTCGTGCAAACTCAGCGCTTAAGTGGATGCAGAGAAGGATTGAACCTTTGATGGCTGTAGAAGGGTATACTCTTTTAGAGGCTAAACGTATGCTTACCAAGGGAAAGGTAGGAGAATGGGCTAACACAGGTAGGATAGTTTTTGATGTTCTTAACGAGGCTACACCCACAGAAAAGAAAGCCATATATAAATACTTTACTACCAGGAATGCTGACCCGTCTAAACTCCCAACTAGAAAGGTTAAGTTTGCTGAACATAGAACTGTAGTAAGAGGAGCCAGGGCTGGCCCTACAGCTCCATCTGTCAGTATAAAGGAAAAGGTAATCGAGACAAAGAAAGAGATAGCTAGTATGGGTGAGAGGCTAGTTGCTGCGGGTCTTATTACTGATGCTCAATATGCTGAATGGAAGAACCAGTATTTACCCCGTGTTTATATGGAACACGTAATGGGTGGGCGTGATAGGATAGGTATTGGTGGTCTTAGAGCGTCAAGTCTTACGTATACTAAACATAGAAAAGATCATGAGAAATTTCTGAATGATGTTATATCTGGTCGTATAGATGATCCAGCATTCTTGGCTGGCAGGTATCTTACTATGGCAGGTAGTGACTTAGCTATCATAGAATACCTTAGCTATATAGCCAGTGATCCTGGTAATAACAAATGGGTATTGCCTGGTCAGATAATGACCTTCAGAAATATGATAGGGACAGCCGCTTATTTTAAGAATCTGGCGTCGGATATATCTACCAGAGCTAATGCTGGCAAGAGGGTTGACCCCGCAAGGTCGGCTGAAATGCTAGAACTTTCTTCAGAAATGAATGCAGCAGCTGATCAGGTTAGTGTAGATATGCGTGGGCTTAACATGGATAACTACAGGAAGGTTCCTGACTCTCCTAGGTACGGCGCTATGCGTGAGCTGTGGGTGCATAAGGATATATGGAATGATATAAATGGCCTTGGCATAACAGGTAATCCTACATGGGGATGGCTACTAAAGTGGAGTGGCAGAGCGCAGACAACTTTTAAGTATACTAAAGTCCCAATGAATATTCCCACTCAGGTTAGGAATATGATATCTAATGCTATACTAATGAATGTATCTGGGACAAACTTCTTAAGGATTCCTGGTGCGGTAAGCAAAGCAATGCATGACGTATCTACTAATGGTAAATACATGCAGCTTGCTAGAAAGTATGGTCTTGAAACAACTACGTTTGCAGCTACAGAACTGGGTCAGATTGATAGGGAGTTAGCTACAGTAAAGGCTAAAGGAGATAGCTTCGAGGGTATGTGGGCTAGAGCTAGGATATTCTTTAATGACTATGGGGATGTTGGAGGCAGGGCATACCAGAAGACAGAGGTATTGTTTAAGGTTGCTAAGATGATAGACCTCATGGAGAATCATGGCAAGAAAGAGGCTGAGGCAGCTAAGCTAGCTAATGAAGCGCTTCTAGACTATGGTAATGTTTCACAGGGCATTAGGATGCTAAGGACCCTACCGTTAGGCTCTCCGTTTATTACCTTTAATGCAAAGGTGATGGCTCAGATGGCTAGAAATATAAAGAACCATCCGTTCGCTTCCCTTAAATATGCTGCGTTACCTTACCTGCTAATGGAAATGTTCTTGTCTCAGAATGATGACCTGGATGAGGGTGATTGGGACGCTTTGATGGATTTCTTACCTGACTATATGGAGAAAGAGTTTAGCACCATGGTCTTTCCGTATAAGGATGAGAACAACAGATGGCAGGCGTGGGATGTAAGTTTCTTCTTACCTTGGGGTGCTCATGCAGCTCTTGCTAAGAATGTAGCGAAGGGTGAATTTGGTGATGCTATCTATAAGAGTATAGGGATGTTTACAGGGCCTGCTGAAATACCTGTTGCCCTTAAACTTAATAAGGACCCCTTTACTAGACAGCCTATATATAATGAGTTTGATCCAGTGCATCAAAGGTATCAAGATATGATGATGTTTGTAGCTAGTTATATGATTCCACCAATGCTTACGCCTCGCAATAAGGCGGGAGATATTATCACAGGAGGCGGACCATTAATTAAAACTATGATGGCTGCTGATATTCTTGATGGTAATATAGATAGGGATGGCCTACCAAGGTATACTTTGAAGGATGCTACTCTTTCATGGTTCGGCGTCAGTCGTCAGAAGCTGGGTCCACAGGATGTAGAAACTGCTTTGTATTTTAAGGAGAGAGAGATTAGAAAAATACAGCAACGGGCTCAGCGGATGTTGAGTGATCCAAGCTTGAGCAGAGAAAAGAGAGAAAGACTTGCTAATGAGTACAGAGAACATATGTTTAAAATCATACAAGAACATAGGAAGTGGGCTGAAAGTCTCAAGAGATTTGAAAGGTTATTCTAGTGAAAGTAAAGAAGCCTTTACTAGTAGAGGTAGAGTGGCGTGATATATTTGCAACGTGTGGGTGGGAAAAACTTGAGGAGGTTATTCCTCCAACTTTCTATACTTATGGATATCTTATATATAAAGATAAGGATACTATCAAGGTTGCGTGTACGAAAGATGAGAGTGGTGATTGGTTTGCTACCCATGCATTTCCTCGTGGGTGTGTTAAAAAAATACGCCCCCTTTCGGGGGCGACAAGTATCTCATCCCAAAAACAAGTAGGCAATAAAACCAGAAATGAAAATATAGCAAGCATACCAGAGAACTAACTCTAGTGCTGTTCTAATCATCCGTCTTTCTCTTATTCCACTTATCTATTGCTTCATTCATAGCTCCTTTCTTTTGTGGGTCAAATGGAAATGTCATCTTGCATTTCGGGCAACCGACCAGGAATAACCCTGCATTAGCAACACCATTACAAAATGGACATCTCTTTAGTTCGCTCATAGATAACTCCTGGTTAGTTTACGTTGGGTTATAGAACTAATCTCATCGTAGTAGCCTTCTCCATCTAACCCCTTTAATGAAACCACTCCCCTCCACCAGTTATACTCTGTATCTCTACACCAACTTTCAGAATAGTGTGGATGTGAATAGCATCCAGCAGATAACCCGAAGATTTTCTGCCCGTCTGGTCTAGTTTGTTCTGCGTGATTATACAAGTGCGAATGTCCTTGCACCGCTGAGCAATGCAGTTTAGATACTAAGTGAAACCCTACATGGGTTGAGCTTATAGGTCTGCCTGCTACGCCAGATGTAAAGTAGTGAGAGAAGATTATATTCTCTATGGATAGGCAACTCTTAAAAGGTGTTACCTTCCATCCAAACTTTTCATATTGTAAGTCGCTTAATCCTATTGCTCCTTCCAATTCCGGTGCCGAGTTGACAGCTCTCTCTATCCTATCTTCATGATTACCAAGACACATGTGTAGTTTTGGTTTATATTGTTTCTCCTTTCTTTCTCTTTTAACATCATTGAATTTCTTTATAGGCGCAAAGAGTTTTTCTTGTGCATCTATAACCGATAGTATGTCTTTCTTATATCGCCTGCCTTCAAATCCTTTGGTGCCTCTATCATAAGAGGATAGGCTAGGCATATCCCCAAAGTCTCCTAAGCAAACTATTATTTCTGGTTGTTGTTCTATTATAAAGTTGCCAAGCGCTGAGAATCTTTTGTTATCATACTCAGGCGCAGCATGACAGTCAGGTATTATCAGTAAGTCTTTTGGCTCTTTCTTTTTCATGGTGTAGTATCTTCTTTCATTTTCTTGATTGCAAAAATTTCATTATGTTCTGGAAATTCGTGCATAAATAATCTTGCATAGTAAGCTATGAAATCATTGCGTATTTTGAATTCATCTCCTACTGTATCAATAGATGTTTCCCATCTAATCCTATTCATTACAAGCCAATGTGAGAATCTAGTGTGTCCTTTGTCGATAGCCTCAAATGTAAACTTTTTAAACAATTCATATACATTAGGGTTTAACTTGTGCCATTTCCACCACTCTTGTTTTTGTGTCATATTCCACATATCCCTGTCATACATTGTTCATCGCTGTTATCTTCATAGATAACCCCTCTCTTTGAGTGAGCTTCTTCATAATCACAGGCTGTTATTGGTTGCCCTCCTCTACTACCTTCGGGGTAGAGTGTGAGGCCCCTAAGACCATGCGCATATTTAGATACTATCTTCGAGAATTTTTCCAACGTTCCTTCGTTGTTTAGTTCGGTGCCATAAGTAGGGAGATTAAGGGTCGAACTAATAGCGTGGTCCACATACTTCTGTAATTCATATTGAAACTTTATCCTTCTTTCCGGGTCAGCTGCTAAATCTATAGCTGATTCTATATCTGTATGTTTAA